GGTTCGCTGCCGTCAGATGGAAATACCCATGTAGTTCTCACAAAAACTCCAAAAGTGTCTCAAAATCTTCTTCCTCTTGTTCAAATTCAATCCGCTTTCTTAGCGTCTCAATCTGAACCATGATCGCATCATAAGTGATTACTGTTTGTGCCGCAATATGTATTGTCTGGGCTGGCGCTGTGGTGATCTGCTCACGCTCCTCTGGCGGTAAGCCAAACAAGGCGGTCTTGATTTTCTCCCTGCGCTTTTCCTCTTGCCGCTTTTCTTCTTCCCAATGCTTATCACGCTCATCAAAGCCAAAGTGTCCACCAAGTAAGACTTCTGGCGCTGGGGTTACCGTAACGCCAATCGTGGCAAACGGTAACTCAGCAAATGAGGTATAGCCAAACATCAGTACGCCTCAAAGATAATAATCCCACCTCGACCTGCTGCGGATGTTGCGTTGCCGTGAGCGCCACCGCCACCAGCACCAAAACCTTGACCTTGTACGCCTGCGGTTGCCACAATTGCCAAGGCAGGGCCACCAGAGCCAAAGCCAGGGCAATCCCCGCCCTTGCCGCCAAAGTTAGTTTGAACTGTTGTGCCTGAGCCGTAAGAATAGCCACCCTGTCCACCAGTGATGTTGACATCGCCGTTGGTTGCTGTGCCGCCTGCGCCGCCAGCCGTAATTGAGTTAGCGTAAGCAGTACCTGCGCCGTTTGTGCCTGAGTTTGCCGTTATTGTGGTAATGGTCAAAGTACCAGATGCCACGGTTGATGCTGTACCAGAGGCTGTGCCAACCGTATAGGTTAAGGTTTGACCTGCGGTCATAGCAAGCCATTTTATTGCTACGCCACCACCACCGCCGCCTGTTGCCCTTTGCCCAGTCGCCGCCCCGCCGTTACCGCCTGGTCCGACCACCGTTACTTTAACCCACTGGGTATTTGATGGTGCGGTATAGGTTTGTGCTGCGCCAGTTGTAAATGCTGAAGTGCTTTTGGCTAAGGTAGCCGTTCCTGTTGTATTTTGATTTAATGTTCCTATTGCCGTATTAGTAACACTTGTAACTTGTCCTTGGGCATTTGTAACAAAAACAGGAATTTGCGTGGAAGTACCATAAGTTCCTGCTGTTCCAGTATTAGTAATTGAAAACTGATTGGTTGTTAAGGTTAACCCAGTGCCTGCTGTGTACGTCTGGATCGCCGCAAACTGGATAAACACAATTGCCGTTGACCCTACCGTAATCGGTAATGGGGTTTGTTCTACCCATGACGTATTAGCGTTAGTCGTGCCATTGATGACCAGAATTAAGTCACCCTGATCAATTTCGTTTGTGCCTGAGCCGCTAGTGTCGTAATCTGTTGCTCTGGTCAGGATGTATGGCAAAGATGCCGTTCCCGCCTGAGTCAGTGTATATACGCCGTTATTGGCTTGGGTTGCCTCGTTCTTAATCAGCAACCGCTTACCAACATCACCAGCCACCAACGTGTAACTGTCAATTGTCAACGTATCATTGGCATTGGCGGTCAGTGTCGCCCCTACACCGCTTGAACCGTTGTTGTAAGTGTTTGCCGGTAAAGCCGCCGTGGTTGCATATTGCACCGCAGCATGAAAGTTAACGCCAGAGGCAATGGAATCGGCATATGACTTGTTGACAATATCAGTGCTTAAGCTGGGTGCGGTTGTGATCGTGCCGCTTGTCAATGCCACAGATGTCAAATTGGTATTAGCCCCGCTTGTTGCAAATCCTGTGATTGAGCCGCCAAGGGTTAGATTCCCGCTATTGGTTACCGTGCCAGATAAGGTTAATCCGCTGACCGTACCTGTACCGCTAACCGATGTGACCGTGCCGCCACTGGATGGCGCTGCGGTCTCCCACAATTGTGTGCTTGAGTTGTAAACAAGAATATCGCCGTTGTTTGGTGACTGAGCCGACACGTTGTGTAGCTCGTCCATCTCATAGCCGTTTTGTACTTTGACAAATAATTTGCCGTGTACTGGGTGAGCGTGTTCAACCACGGCCACATAAACCAAGTGATTTGGTGCGTATTGCTTGGTTGCCGTCAAGCCGCCAGGCGTTGTAGCACTCAAATACAACTGCTGACCATCGCTAAACATGGACGTATCCATGTCGGTAATCAAACCGATGATGGTCACATAGCCGTTAGAGTTGTTTGCCAAATCCTCGGTCATCAAACCTAATGTCTGGGCAGAGGTGGCATCGCTGGTCGCCAGTGCCTTGGTGATCGTAGGGTTTTGCCCAATAGCGCCGTTAATGTAGACCGCCGTGCCTTTAATTAAGGTTGCGCCTGAGTTGTTCCTGACCAAGCAAATGACATTTGTGGTTGCCCCTGCGACCGCCACCGATAAGTCCACAATACTGCCGGTTTGCGATACGCCGACACTGCCATCAGTAGATGTGATTGAGGTTATTGTCTTTTCAGCAGGTAGGGTGACAAATACGTCTTTTGTCCCGCCGCTGAAGTTCACCAAAGCGCCAGCACTGGACGAATCCAGCACTGTGTCTCGGGTCAAGGTATTGGCGTTGTATGTGCCAATCCCGACTTCCCACTGGATTGAGCCTTGGATTGTGTAATAGGTGGTGTTGCCATTGCCAAGCACAGAAAACCGCTGAAAGCCCTGTACAGCGCCCTCAAGGTTAATCGTGCCTGTGCCGGTTGAGGTTGTGGTCTCTCTGACCCTATCGGCTAATACCAAACTCATGTGGCAATCTCAACACCTGCCGCCCGACCGTCTGGCCCACGAATAATGCGCTTGGGCGCTGAGATCGCTTGCATTACGCCTGTGATCTGCCCTAGCGTTTGACCGTGCATATCTGCCAGCCTGTTAATTGCCTCGCTCATGCCGTCACCCAAAGTGTTGTCGACTTCCTCGGATGCCGCCATCTGTGCGCTCATCGCCGCTTGATCGAGTCCAGCTTTTGCGCCAATCTGAGCCACCAAGACTTTAGTCGCTGCATCCAGTTCTGCTTTCCATCGCTCATATTCTTCTCTCCCCGCCATTTCTCTGGCTTTGATTTGCATTTCGTTGTTTTGTTTAGCCGCTTCAAATTCGGCTTTCATTTGCGCTAATTGCATTTCTGCTTGCACTTTAGCTTGTTGCATTTGCATATCAAGCTGTGCCTGTGCCTGCGCCATCTGTGCGTCTGCCTGCATCTTCATTTGCTCGGACTGAGCTTGCGCCTGCATTCTCATCTGCTCTGCCTGCTGGTCAGCTTGGAGTTTCAGCATCTCAGGCGGTGGGCTTGGCGGTTGTTGTTTAGCCGCATCAGCCTTATCTTGCAGGGCTTTCATTGCCCTTTCTACTGCGCTCTCCAATCCTCGACCGGCTCTGAACCGGCGTACAAGGAATAACAGCATTTCAGAGGCCATTGGCAATGTCTCAGGCGCTTGGGCAATCATGGGGATAGCTTCACGCAAGAATAAACCGATAGCTTGAATAGCCTCTTGTGCGCCCTGCTTTTCGGCTTGCTCGTCAATCTGGGCTAAGCTGTCAGCCTCCACAGCAATGTGGAAATCCCTGATTGTGCTGTTGGACAGCATCTGGATAGCCGCCTGCAACATTTGTGGGTCTTGACCGTCCGGTGTGTTCATCACGCCAGACATTTCCACAATCAACTCAGGTGGGTAAAACTTACAAATAATCTGGGCTTTGAGCTTAAAGATGTCAGTGGCAAACCTAGCCACGTCACCCTGAGCACTGCGTAACCGCAAACTGCCAAAGTTGGCTTTGAGTTGTTGTGCGCCAAGGGTTTCCTGAGCTTTAGACGATCCACGCAGGATGTCCGATATACCCATGATCTCGTAGATTGACTGCTTAACCTGTTCTCTGGCAACGTACAGCTCACGCAAGGTCACAATGATCTGCGATGTGTCCATCATGTCGATAGCGCCTTTTAAGCCGCCTTTTTCCGACATTGCTGCCCATGCTGTCACAGGGAATAGCTTGTTGTCCACACCCTCGCTAAACATCCGAGCCAGTTCCTTAAACTCAGCATTAAACACGCCGACCGCTTTGCAAGCCTTGGTCAACAAGTAAATGCGTTGTGTCAGGTTATCCAGCTCTTGCGCCTGATCTTCGTATTCGCAGTAATCAGGCACTGGAATCATTGTGCCGGTGGTGGTGGTCGCTAGTAACGGCTTAGGACATGGGAAGAAATCATCCAATCCCAATGGATCGTCACGCTCATCCAACGCCTGTGGATAACCCTTGGCTATCCAGCAAACCTTACCTGTGCGCTTATTCCAAATCTCATAGACCATCGCCTTTTTGTCGTAGGTCATCTTGGCGGTCAATGGATTCTTGCCGTCCATATCGGTGTTTGAACTGGTCAGGCTGACGTTTTTAAATACGTCACCAAAACGCTCAATGCCCTCGTCTTTGGTCATGTAGACCGCCCGAGCTACCCACCAAACCTCATCCCATGTGCGAGCTGGTGAATGCAGGAAATCAGACCAGTGAACGTAATCAATTGGGCTGTGGGCGGCATCAATGCGCTCTGTCGGGTCTTCAACCGTGTCGTAGACCTGAGCCTCGCCAGGTTCTTCTGCCTGCCCATCAATCTCAGGGCGCTCACCAACAATGACCGGCTCGTATCGAATCCACGCTGTGCCTCGGCCTGGCAATAGTCTGTCTTCCACCACGCCACGCATTGCTGAATCAAAGTCACCGAATTGTGTGACCTCGTATTCCATGACACGCTCAAGCATTGTGGATGCCAACCGACCTACAGGGTCTTGATCCATGTAGCGGCGTGAGACTTCTGGCTTGGCTTGTCTGCCGTACAGGGCAGGAAACAGCACTTGAATGTTTGACCAAAGAATATTGAACTTCATCCTTGGCATTTCTATGGCATCACGCTCGTCTCGATACCGCTTGACTACCTTTTGCCCACGCTTTTCCCACTTATCAAATATCTTGATAGCGGTTTCGATCTGGTCGTGCCAGTACGGGCCTGGGTCTTCGCCCTCGTATGCGCCGTTTTCTTCGTACATGATCAGCTACCAGCGGCAAAAAAGAATGTCACATCCAGTGTGCCGCCAACCGTGGCATATAAACTTACACCCACATTGGCAGGGAATCGGTGAAAGCCGATAGCTGGTGTGATTGTTCCATTCATAACCTCACCACCTGCGCCGCCGTTGCGTAACACCAATGTGCCTACGGTCGTGCTGTTAACGTAAAAACCAATCAACTGGCAAGGGCCATTACTGACTGCGCCTGTGGCGGTGATGTTTTTATATCCACCGCATTCTGCTACTGGCTGGCTCATATGCGTTCCTCTCTGTGTTGCATCTCATAATCCCACAGCTCATCAAGTGTGATGGTTTGCAGGGTCTTGCCCTTGGGCGGTGTCTGATCTTTTGCTTCTTGTCTATAAGCTACTGCAAGCATTCTAAACGCATCTGCTGGGTGTGAGCACCAGTCATGGCGGGGAGTTTGACGAAAAGTTTTCTTGTCTTCATCATATTCCCGCTGATATTGCCTTAACGCTTCCAATCCCTCATCACAGCTTGGATCAAAGTAACACTGCGGCAGAATCATCCGCACCGCTTGAATGCCGTCTTGTATGCCAATCTCAGGCACTATTGCCAACTTACTCATGCCGCCCAGATGTGCCGCCAATTGCTCGACAATTGACTTACCCCCCGAGGCCAAGGTTTTGGCTCTAGCATCATGCGGTAGGTGGTGGCGGGTGTATCGGTAACCCTTGGCTATGACCGCATCACAGATTTCTTCAATGCTTGCGCCGCTGACAGCGTAATAGTCCATTACCCTGATCTCACCCCTGACCACCTGATAAAACCACACCGCCGTGTCATCGCGGTAACCAAGATCCCATGCAGTCATTACATCCGCTTCTGGCTCAAACGGTAGCTCACATATCCTGCCCTCGTCATCAGCAAGGCGCATCTCTTGTCCATAGTAGGCCCCTAAGAGACTTGCGTCAAAACTGCACTCGTACTCTTGATCGTACTGATCCTGGCTTAACTGCGACCGAGCTGCTTGCAATTCTGAGTCTGGCAACAGCTTGGACACCGAGGCCGGTAGGCGTAGCAGAAACCAATCTGGCACTACTTGGCTGACCTTGTAGATGTCGTGGAATTGGTTTTTGCCCTTTGGCGTACCACCAAACACCGCCCAACCTAATCGGTCTGACAACGTAGGGCGTATGACGTTACCCCATACGCTAGGCTTAAAGTCACCGTATTCATCAAGGTAAACGCCGTTAAAACCCAAGCCTCGCATGGCATCTGCGTTATCTGAGCCAAACAGCATGATCTTTGCACCGTTCAGCAGCTCTACCATCAGGTCGGATTCATTGGTAACCTTGGTTACTGGTGCGGCGTAGAACTTGAGGTAATCCCATGCCACCCGCTTGGCTTGACTACGAAATGGTGCAATGTAAGCATATTGGGCTGATCTGTTGCCCTCGGTGATACCGCGCTTTATCAGGTCGTTGATGGCGGCTACGGTTTTGCCAGCCCTACGGTGAGCAACCAAACACGACCAACGTTCTGTCCTATTGTGGAATGGCATGAAAGCCGCCCGAGGGTTATAGGGCAAGATTATTTCACGCCGCCCCATGTCACCACCATTTCTACTGGGCCATCGTCCTTACCAGTAATCTCTGTCCTTGCTAGTTTGGGTACATGGTATTCAACCACTGATTGGAATAGCTCAAAGGCTTTGGCAGGGTTGGGTTTTATGTCATGCTCAGGAACGCCCATAGCAACCTCATCAAGCCATTGTGTAAGTCGGTGGGCATTACCATCCACAAACATTGCTATCGCCTCTCTAGCCTGTGCTGTGACCTTATTAGGCGTACCCGCAGACCTACCGCCTGCTTTCTTTCTAGTCTTAACTACTTTAGTTTCTGTTGTCATGCTAAAGCCTTAGCAAGTTCATCTTGTATTGATGCCAAAGGTTGACCCTCTTTAATTGCTTTACGCATCTCAGGGGTTATATCTAAATATCTTACAGGCTCTTGTCCCATTGTCGGAATCATGCTGTTATCAGCACGTTCTTTAACAGTATTGACTTTAGTCTCACCTACTTGAGCGCCGTACTTTTTGCCTTGTTTATTAAGAAAAGCAGGATATACCTCATCGTAATATTTCTTCATGCCCTCGCCACCAATGGTAAGGTCATCGCCCTTAATAACGCCGTCTTTTTTTTCTGCAATTTGTTTTGCCATTGTTTTGCCTAAAACTTCTTCTGCTGTTTTTCCTGCGGCTGAACCATCAATAAACTTTCCATCTTTTATAGTTCCTGTAAATGTATTTTGGCCATTCTTTTTTGCATTAACAGTAATTTCGTTTTGTGTGCCAATTGGATTGAAATTAATTTCATCAACATTTTGGCGTAATTGATTGGAAAATCTGTCAATTTGCTGCTTGCCTGTGGTTAAGCCAATTCTGTCATAACCTTTGTCCACCGCTTCTTTCAGCGCCCTTTTTAATGCAAGCTGATACCATGTTTCTTTAAAAGGTGCGTCTGGGACAGCATCTGGATTTTGTTTTGATGCCAAATTTCTTTCAGCAGAAAGAGCCTCATATTTAGATGTAATTTCAGGATACCTAGCCCAATCTTCTTCTGTTGGAGCATAATTTACATTTGGTTTTGACCTTAATTCATTTACAACAGAATCTAAATCTTTATCTATTTCTTTAATTGATCTTGTTTGACCTTTATATCCTCTTTCCCGACCAGCCTGATGCCAATCTGATTGAATTTCCTCAATCAATAGCATTTTTTTGCCGTCAGCATCCACACGATCATTGACTCTCATATGGGCTAAAATGTTAGGTTCGTCAAAGTGAGACGATCTGTAAGTTTGCGCCTCAATTTGGTTTTTTAATTCTTGCGCCGTAGCTTCTGCCTGATCTCTTAACTTTCTTGATTCTGAAACTTTTTGATACAGACTTACTACGGCTGGATCGCCAGGGTTAAGCTCACTTGCGGCTTTCCATTGTTCCATTAGATCAGCAGTTTGCCGCCTTAAGTCCCCCGCCGCTATCTGAGCAACATCTAATTCAGCTTTTTCTTGACTTGGCGTAGTCAACAAAATTTCACGATAATTTTCACCGCCTGGCAACTGATATTTTTCGTATTTGCTTGGCCCATAAGGAATTTGTGAGTTGTGTTGATTTACAAAAGCATCAGCTTCTTCTGCCGTGTTATAAATGCCCTGTAACCTAGCATCATTGCTATATATATGATATTTATTAGTATCAGGATTAAATTCGCTAAATACGCCATATTTTTCACCTTTACCCGATAATTGCACTTCCTGCACATTAATACGGTTATTGGCAATATAGTCTTGCACTTCTTGACGGGTCACATTGGGCTTATTCTTTAAAAACTCATCCAGCCCCATAGTCTCCATTTCATACTTTTTAACGTCTTGACCTTTTGCCAATTCATTAAGGAATGATTCGCCTGTGCCTTGCTTTCTAGGAATATTCAAAGCCTGCTGTTCTACCGCCGAATAAAATCCTAATGGCGATACTTCTGCTTTTGGTTTTGTAATAGCTTGCGCCATTTGCATTTGCGGCTCAACCGCCATCAATGGTTTGGGTGTAATGTCTCCCAGCAAAGACCGTGTGGGTTGACCTGTTAAGCCTGCGTTAACTTCTTTTCCAATCATTCGACCAGTAGCCACTACCGCAGGTTTTAATACCTTAGCGGTCGCTGGCGCCATAAACCCGCCCATAATTTCCATGCCAGCCGCTTGTGGTGTGGGTTTTGTAACTCTTGGCATCATGCCCAAAATGTCAGCAGACCCACCAGGTAATTGTTTGTCCGGCGTGTAGTTCACATCCCCAAATACTTCCATTGGGTAAGGTGTTCTGATGGTGTTTGCGGTATCCACAGGCGAACCCAAAAACTGCGATAGACCACCCCGCCCCAATGATTCCAGATTACTGCCAACCGCTTGACCGTAACCTTTGAGCATTCCTAGCAGGTCAGATGCGGTGGCTTTCTTGCCGTTTTTCAGCGTAATCAGCGTGTCAGGCGTGATGCCGCCGGTATCTTGTCCATACCCGCCACTTAACGCCGCAGCCATGTCACGGTAGTCAGCCATTCTTTTTCGCTATGGCTTTCGCCAGCGCCATCTTTTTGTCAGCCGCCACATAATCTTGGGCAACCTTAACAGGAATGTCGGCTTTCTTTGCAAACTCAGGATTGTGCGCCGCAGCTTGCATGAATCGAGCTTGTTTTGCAGAATGACTAGGCATTGACCACCTCTTTCATCTTGATTAAGCCGTTCATTAAGCGGCTTTTGGTGTTGTACCACTGTTTGCTGAAATCACAATCCTGATAATGCTCAAACTCAGGGATTCCCAGCGTGTAGTGTGCAATTCTGGCGTTTTTGTTTTCCTGCTCGCCAATCAACACGTTCCATTCTTTCGGTAGCTCACCGATAAGTGAATCGGGCAACCAACCAAATCGGTGTAAGTCTGAACCGCTATGGTCAGACACAAAGTCAGGTGTCAGCACTTTGTTTCTGGGGTGGTCGCAATTCCACAAAATCAGGCTTGACCAGTTTTTTCTAGGGTAATCCCTGTTTGCCGCTTCCATCGGTGTGCCAATGTACTTTTTGGGGTGCTTGGTCAGGTAATTGTGCTTAACAACCTGCACCGCCTTGGTCGGGTCGAACAATTTAGCAAGGTCGTCAATGTTAGACAACATCAGCATATCGCTTGCGTCCAAAAATATTGCCTTGCCGGTGAACTTGGTGAAGTAGGGTACTAAAAACCGCTGGTAGGTGAATGCGTTTGTGCCGTCCCGCTGTGTACCGTATAGCGGTGTTATGGCAACCGGCTCGCTGGTGCGCTCAATCAGGCTCTGGCAAAACACATGATAGCCAATAGCCTCCCTTGGGTCGTAACCAGCAAATATCCTGATCATTTGAGGGTCAGCTTATACAAGGTTGTGTCAATCAACGCCGCTATCTCATCCACAATGTTTTGCAATTGGCTGTCATCAGGCAATGCTTCACGGTTTTTGTAAACGTATTCCTTAATGCTGGTCAGGTACTTAACAGGGTCTTTGGCGTTGTGGAAATTCTCAGGGAAATCCTTAATCTTTTCGTAGCACCCTGCGTAAGCCTCGGCAAACTGGTCTGCCAAGTCAACAATCTCGGTGTAGTAAGCGCCTAATGCCACATGGACTGAGTAAGAATCGGTCGCTAAGTGCATGAAATGAGTCACCGTAGAGCTGTGAAACATTGTGGAAATGAAATCGGCAACGTCTTTTTTCATGGTAATCCTAAAAAAGCAGGGGTCAATGCCCCTGCAAAGGAGACAACTGCTGGTCAATTGTAAACGCTGGAATCGGCACGTCAACAGGCCAAGCGCCCTGTATATACAGTTTTTTTACCGTGGCAATGTGCGCCTTTTCCCACATTTCCTTACGTTCTTCTTTGGTCAAATCTTTGCCTTGGTCAATCTCGTAATGGCATTTGAGGCATAGCGCAGCCACCAAATTGTCGTCAGCCTTTACGCTCCGACCTTTGCCCCCACCCCAGTTTGTGTGCGCCGCCTGCACCATATTGCCCGACCCGCAGGATTGGCAATCAAGCCCCGCCACCAGCTTGAGCAGCTTTTTTGACCTTACATATTGATGTTTTTGAAACATGGATACACTTCTTTTTGGTTGCCGATTTTCTATGCTTACGGTGATCATTTTGGGTCGGCCTTGTGCCGATCCCCTTTTTTATTCCTCTAAAGCCCGAAACTTAACGCCTTGCTGTGCGCCAAACATAGTAGATAACTCAATAAGCTCATTCATCTCTGCCACGGTCATTTTGCTGGTTCTTGCGCCAATGACCACAAACCCGCCCTCGATGCCAGGCACAATTTTTTGTTTTTTTAATGCGGCGGTTAAAACGTCTTTCCATTCTTCTTTGTGTAGCTTTTGACCATACCAAACCACCTGTTGGGCAATGTCCTCAAGGTTTGCCCACATGAGCCGGTTTTGCTCTAGGCTTCTCACTTCAGCGCCCCAATCATGCGTAAAGCCGCGTCAGGGCTGTCCACAACCGCCAATGCGCCGCCTTTCCAACTTCCATGCCACCTTAGCTGGTCTTTGGTCAAAAAACGCGCTGACGGCGGTTTAAAACCGTCCTTGATTTCCATGAGGAGGGTTTGGCCTTGATAGCCCACCAGCAAATCAGGTACACCCTTGCCAACACCAGCCAAAGACTGCACCGTAGCGCCAGCCGACCGTAACGCCAATACAACCGCTTCGTGATTTGCATCAATCTTTGCCGCCCTCATTCATGCGCCTCCGCAATTCGTCCACGGCTTTCTGACCACGCCTTTTCGCTAAGTCGGATAAGGTTTGTTGCCACCAAGCTAAGGCTTCGGCTTTGCCCTCCTCCTTGATCTTCTTCTTGTACCGCCTGATCCAATCCCGCGCCTCGGTTTGGCGCAAGGTCTCCTGCATCAATAAGCGCTGTTCGGATGACAGATTGGCTAAATTCTTCGCCGTCTTTAAGTCGGCTAAGGATTGAGTTTGCAACAAGTCTTTCATGTGTCATGCCATTTCCTCATATTGCTTAATTCTTTCACCGATCCACGCCATCACAGGCACTGCCATGCTATTGCCCAAGGCTTTGTACCTTGGACCGTCTGGCGTTGGCTTACCCTTTGGCTGGATGTCGGTGTAGTTGTCTGGAAAGCCTTGGAGTCTCTCGCATTCCTTTGCTGTGAGTCGGCGTACTGCCATGGCTTGCGCCACCGCCATCGGATTCTTGGCTTGCAGGGTTTGCGTCATGTCCACATCTGTTTGCGGGTTTGACATTTGACCGCTGAATGCAATGGGTTGCAGTATTGCCGTGCCACCTTGATGCATTGCAGGATTACTTGCTGACGCATCTAGAGTCTTTGTCGCATCAGCATCGGTGACATGAATGTCTTCTTTCAACGCACCTTTACCTGGTGATATGTTGTAGACCATGGGTTGAGCCACACCGTGAACACCTGTGGCATTGAGCGTGTACATTGGGCCGCCATCAGTAAACCCATCACCATTGCCACCGTTCTCAGGTTGTCTGCCAATGATGTTCTCAGCAAGTGCAATGGGTTGCAATGTCACTGGCACATTACCGCCGCCTGTGCCATAAGTTGCAGACACGGTAGTGCAAACATCTCCAAGGTCACGCACACGGCTGTCCTGTCCATGCATCTCATAGACTGGTTGTGGTATCAGGTCTTCTGTTTCAAAATCGTAACGCTGACCAGCGCCTCGTGTAAGGCACTTGGCAGGGTCTTCCCTCTTTTCTCTGCTCGGCGCAAGATTCCCTGACAAGCTGTGGCGCTCAAAAAGAACCGCTGCGGCAGCTCGCCAATCTCCAAGGTATCCGACAACGAACACACGGCGGCGGCGCTGTGCCACTCCGAAATATTGAGCGTCAAGCACCCTGTATGCGAACCCATACCCGCATTCTGCCAACCCTCCAAGGAAGCTGCCAAAGTCCCGTCCTTCATTGGAGGACAGAACGCCGGGGACGTTCTCCCAGACCAGCCAGTTGGGGCGATATTGTTTAGCAATGGCAAGATAGGTAAGCATGAGGTTGCCACGCGGGTCATCCAATCCTTTTCTAAGTCCTGCAACTGAGAATGATTGGCAAGGAGTTCCTCCGACAAGAAGATCGACATTTGATTCAAGATTCCACTCCTTAAATTTAGTCATATCGCCAAGATTTGGCGTTGATGGGTAATGGTGCGCCAGCACTTCAGATGGGAATCTTTCGATTTCCGAATACGCCACTGCCTCCCATCCAAGGGGATGCCATGCTACTGTTGCTGCCTCAATACCACTGCAAAGTGAAAGATATTTCAACGTCTTCCCCGCAGCGCATCCAGACGGGCTTTTATTTCCGCAGGCATCGGCACTGCCCTGGCGCTTTCTTCTGCCAGCTTGTCCAAAATGTGGACGGTTTTTTTAATCTCAGGTATCTCAGCGCCATCCCAGCGCCGTTGGTTAAGGTAAACAGCGGGTGAGGGTATATATGCACCGCCATCTTTACGCCACTGGTCGGTGGTTTTCATCCACTCAATGTGCTTGATTATTTGGTCAGAACAGCTATCACAATAATACTTTTCCCACCGCTTCAAGCAATCAGACTTGCCGCCCTTTCGGGTACTGGTAGGCCATGCAGCCCAGAATTGTTCAAAGTTTGTCATGTTGTCTTCCTTATTGCCTTTTGGTGATTGTTGGAGCAAAGCACAGCCTTACCGTGGTCAAAACCAAAGTTCGCCTGTGCCTCGATGCTTGCCTTTTGGAGCCATGTCATCGCAATTGCACTGTCCCAGACTGTTTCACCACCACGCTCTAGGACTAAGCCCACGCTCCCCGATCTGGTTTGCCGTGTATCGGGGTATCTCAAACGCAACCACTGACGTACCGCATTGCGTTGTCCAAAAGCAAAAACCCCGCAAAATGCTCTGTGGTCTTGGCTCTTGGCGAGAGCAGCAGCTAAACGATTGAATCGACAAAAGTCACGCTTGCCACCTTGCAAGACCACACAGTACTCTGCGGGGTTCTCTGTCGATTCATCGTCTAAATGCCACTCTAGACGGTTTGGATTATACATAGTTTTGTTAAGTTGTAAACCACTGTGGTCTTAAATCTTTCAATTGCCGCAATCTCAGCTCTGGAACGGCTTTCCACTGGCAAACCGCTGAACGGCTCACGTTAAGTAATTTTGCAAGCTCACTCTGTGAGCCTGCCAATTTGATAATGTCTTGTTTAGTCATGCGGTGATTCTATGTTAAGGCAGATAAACAACAAAATCCCCACAAAATGGTCGGGTACTTAACAAAGTGCTTGCATTGATGTTTAGTTTGCTTAACAATGCACCCATGCCCCAGCAATTTCGCATAGGGTCTTTAAGGAGTAAATATGAAACACATTGAAATGCTTCCCGCCATAGATGCTCGCATCATGATTGACCAAGGTCTTGAGCACCTTGCAATTGAACATGACGATTTAACAGTGGAACTTGATTGCTATTTTTGCCCAATTACCGGCAACTTGTGGCACGCTTACCTTGGCACTACCGAACTTTATAACGTATTGTCAGCCACCGTCATTTCAGCCTTAGAACGTGAATTCGCACCTTTGTGCGTTTAAGGAATAACCATGTTTGAAATAGAAACCTACAAAAAACCCACCGATTGGGCGCAGGTTGCCCTTTGGATTGTTTCGTTAATTGCCATTATTGTGGTGATTCTTGATGTTTTTATTTGGAGACCGTAATGAAATACGCATTTTTACTTTTGGCGCTAATTGGATGCGCCAGCGAAACCAAGTTGACTGAACAAAAGCTCGTGATGGACAAAGAAATCCAAGCAATGGGCAGAAGTGAAGTTATTGACGCTGTTAAACAGTGTGAAACATCAGGTTTGCGAGCTATCACAATTTATGGCAAACGCAAGATCAACGGCTATACCGCAGAGACCATCGTAGATGTGACCTGTGGCCCTAAATGGTATTACTAAGGAAAATCATGAAACAAATTGCAACCGCCCTTGTCAAAGCACAAAAAGCCTTTGGCCCTGCCCTCAAATCCTCCACCAATCCGCATTTCAAGTCCCGCTATGCTGACCTGGCTGCTTGCGT